ATTAATGGCAAAAAGTATAAAGGTGTCAAAAACACTGAACAACAAGGGGTGACAAAATGAAAAAACTAGAAATATTTAAACAGAAACAAGCAGCAATGACTGATAAAGAACTTTGCGAACTAGTGGACAAGGAGTTATCTAAACTCTGTAAAACATATGGTAAAAGTTTCACTATGAGTATTCCTCCGAGGATCACTGACACGGATATGCTGATTGGGCAAATGTTAAAAAGATTTAAGGAACTATCTAATTGTGTATAAGGGGGGGGGGCCAAACTGGCGGGAGGAATTATGACAAGATATGAAAACCTACAAACTGGTACAAATTCGGCTATTAATTATAACCGCCGGTTATCGCCAGTTGTTTTAGAAGTAATTCAAAATGATGCTCAAATAAAAGCATTAAATCAAAAGATGGAGGACTTACACAGGCATTCAACACCTAAATATGTTATGCAGGCAAACGGTGAACTAAAGGCTTTTAATTCAGAGGAGTTTGATGAAGCAGTAGCAAAGATAGTAGAGCAAATAAATTTACGTCAACAGCAAATTATGGCGGCATACCTTACGTCAGAATCAATAGAAATGGATAACCAATACGAAGAATGGTATGCTAAATTTGAAGACTCTATAAACACGGAACTTGCTGAAACAGGGGCTGATAGGGAAATGGATTTTGACATTGAGCGAGAATTTGAAAAACGATATGAGGAATATCTAAATTCACGCTAACCAAGTTATGTGTGATGAATATTAATAAAAAACAAATGGAGAGAACAAATGACTAATGAAGAAGTAATGAATAATCCATGGTTTGCTCTTAAATACTATTCTGGCGAACTAACGCCAGAACAGAGAGACTGTTGTATGCGTGAGTATCCTGCAACCGTTCTTAGATTCTGTGCTGACGAACTAACACCAGAACAGAGAGACTACTGCGTGCATAAAGAACCATGGGCAGCTCTTATATTCTGCCCAGACATCTTAACTAAAAGGCAGCTGGACTACTGCGTGCAGGAATATCCAAAAATAGCACTTCAATGCTGTGCTGACAAACTAACGGAAGAACAAAAAAAATATTGCAAGGAGAAATATGAATGAGTTGGCTTTATTCGCGGGTGCTGGTGGAGGAATACTTGGCGGAAAACTGCTCGGGTGGCGAACAGTCTGTGCAGTCGAATTCGACGAACACGCCAGAAATGTACTTGTGGCAAGGCAAAATGATGGAAGCCTCGAAGCTTTCCCGATATGGGATGACGTGCGAACCTTTGACGGAAAACCGTGGCGAGGACATATTGACGTTATTTCTGGAGGCTTTCCATGCCAAGACATATCAGTCGCTGGAAAACAGAAAGGCCTCGAAGGTGAGCGAAGCGGGCTGTGGCGAGAGTTTGCCAGGATTATCAGAGAAGTTAGTCCACGATACTGTTTCATTGAAAACAGCCCACAACTTGTTCGACTCGGACTTGATCGAGTCATTAAAGACCTTGCCGAAATGGGGTATGCTTCAAAGTGGGGTATTGTCGGAGCAAGACACGTCACTAATACCCATAAAAGAGACAGAATCTGGATATTGGCCTACTCCGAATTGTATGGATTGCCTAACTCTGCGATCACGGGATGCCCTTATCCGTCAATTTACGACGACCAGAAAAGGCCGAACGAAGCCCGCAAACCTTCGGGAAGCGGTTCATCCAGCGTGTTATCCCGAAAACCTGAACAATGCCGAAATGTACGAACAGGCGAAAAGTGGTGGGCAACTGAACCCGAACTGGGAAGAGTGGCTGATGGGGTGGCCTATCGGGTGGACCGAATTAAACGCATTGGAAATGGACAAGTTCCAGCAGTGGTTAGACTTGCATGGAATATCTTGAGTAGGGGCATATAAAAGTATGAGTTCACAAAATTTACCCACAAACAAAGGAGAAAATATGGATAACAATATAGAAGCATTGAAAAACGCTTGCGATGAACTTAGGCTAAGGACGAAACAGCTTGACGCCTGGATGCCAGACAGTGCATCCAAACACGCAAAAAGGCTAATGAATATGGTCGTTCGCCATAGTGAGGAGGTGAGCGACTATGTCGAAAAGTTGATAAACTACGTACCAAAGAACGAGGGATGTCGATGCGTTGAGCTTGAAGAAATGCTGGAATTAATACCAAAAAAACTAAGTCTTGGTGAAGTTTTACAGCTCAAAGACTTGATATATAACCACCTTCAAAATACCAAATAAGCAAAGGCACCATTTCAGCAGACCGGGCCGGGGCTGAAGGGGTAAATTGAAAAGAACCTCCGTGGAGTATTCCCGGGGGTTCTTTTTAGTAAATAAAATTTTACGAAAAAAAAAGCGGGGCAAACCCCTAGCCGAAGATTGAAAAAAGAGTTATATTTATAATCGTAAAGGACAAAATCAACAGCCCCCGGAGGGGCAAAGGACTAGAAAAATGCGCAAGATTGAAACCATCAAGAAGGAAATTGAAAGGGCCAAGAAGGCGGCCCCGTGTCGCAACTCCCTACGTTGGGACTACTCCGCAAAAGACGCAATTGAGGACCTGGAACTGGCTATCAAGGCCGCAGAAGCCTCCAGGAACCGAGAGGAACCCCGAAGGGGCAGAACATCCTGGTATATTTCAAGAAAATGGTAAACAAAGAAAAGATGGAGGCCGGGCTGACTTTCTGCTAGGGTGTAATAAAGGGACCCCCGGAACCCAAACCATGCTAAAAAGTGGGCTTTTGGGTGGCTAGTCCCCTGGATAGGAAGGAACCGGACCACCGTAAAAGTCTGCCTGGATGTCCCCAACGCTCACGGGGAGGGGAATGACGACCAGGAGGCCCCTGATGTCCGGGGGGGGGGATTGGATTTGGGGGAGGGTAGACCCGGACCGGTTGAAGTTGTCCGAAGGTCTGGCCGTGGCCCTTCATGTAGCCGTGCAGTGTTCCGAAAAACTAGATTTTGACATAGTATGGCCTAAAATTAAACTTTTACTGAGGCCTTATGCTTCCCTGACTATTGGCTTACGCCATATCTCATTAGGCCTTTAGGCCCTAACCTTTTAATGATCTATGACCTTGCCGAAGGCTTACCCCAGAGATGGAGGTTCAGGAGCCAAACTGCCCCCTAAAAAGGGAGCAATTTGGCAAAATACCCCATCAAAGTATGGAACTATCACCAAGCCCGGATTTCACGGGCGACACGCTACTGGGATTGCTCCCAACCCCTAGGTCATCCTGTCAGGGGTCTGCTCACGCTACACTGCGACTAAAAAGTCATGGCGGGAAATGTCCCGGCTGAGTATCCACACATAGTGACCAGGGTTGGCGAACGCAAGACTGCGGGGACTACCCCTGCGAAAATGATTGAGGGGGTAGTCCCAGCCGCCAAAATATCTTACTATGAAATAGTCAAAGGACTTTTGTGGGCCGGGACTCTGTTTGAAGATAGGCTCCTAGAGGTTGCTAATCCTCTCATTCTCTACCTTTATACACCACTCAACCTTGTTCGCTGACTCCGCTAGTGGCGGGACCCTTACTGGCTTTATTACCAGGCTGCTTTTGTCCCAGTTCGTCCGGCTTTTATCCTCCGGGCTGGCGGCCTCCGGGGGCTGATTACCTCGTGACCGCTGAACCGCTCGTCACGGCCCATGATAGATTATACTATTTTCGCCGGGCCTTTTCTAGGCCGTTTCAGTAAAATTTTATTTACGATGGCCCCCGGCCCCCAGGGTATAATATCGCAAGACCTTTTCAAGGATTTTGTATGCGTATAATCCACCCCGAACTACTTTCAACCCTCCCAGTCAGAATGCTCTGTGCCCTTCATAGGGACTGCTGCCGCTTTAGGGGCAAGTCATGGGGCCGGGGCCGCAGACTCCAGTGGCTGTGGAACCTCCCTCAACCTACTCTAGTGTGGTACCATTCCCAAGTTCTGCTTGAAATGACGGGCCGGGGCTATTCCCCTAATGTTCAGTGGTTTAGGCCTGAATATAGGGGCAAGAACCTGGAACCCCTGAAGGCCCGGCTGGTTCGGGTTGAAAACATCACGGCCTCTCAGATGAAAGCAGAATTTTTGGGGGCCTATCCAGACACCATAGATGGGTGTCAGGCCTTTATTGCCCGTTGGGTAAGTAGGCACCCGAACAAGGCAGGGGCCAAGTGACCCCGGATGTATTAGACCCTAATGAGGTATTTGTCCCGGCAGGTATGGACCGCCCGGAGGCCTTTGTCATAGAGTCTAGGGAACCGCCGAAGGTTCACCCGGTCCGTATTCGGGGCAGGATAATTCCTGCCGGGAGGCAGGAGGCCTTCAAATTTACCGCAGACCAGTTCCGGAAACTTACGGACCTGATGGGCCGCCATAAGGCGTTGATATCTCAGACGAAACTGGACCCGGACAACTTGTCAAAAGTGGGTACCCGCCTGCAGCTGGTTCTCTCGCAGTTACTCATGGGGACATTCCCGGTAGCCTATCCGTGGGGGGCCGCCTGGGTTAAGTCCAATAGCCCCTCCGGGGAATTTATTATGCCGGAGGTCCCGACTGACCTGGAGCACCTTATTGAGTCCCTAGACAACGCCCTTGGCCGCCTGGAGGCTCTTGTCCAAGAGGGCTACCCCTACCCACCTATGAAGGCGGGGAGACGGCAAAAGGTGTCCCTGGTTGACTTCATCGTGACCACCCCGCCTAACTCCGGGGCATATAGCCCGTTTATTGCCCTACTATGGAGGCATGACCGGGTAGTGCCTCCCCCGGAACAAATTGATGCCCTAAAGGACCAGGTGCCTCATAAGGTCCGCAATGCCGCCTCTGACATTCTTTGCGAGGCTAGGGGCCGCCAGCCCGCTCGCTGGGGCCAGGCCCAGGAACTTATGTTTTGGAAGGGTGCCAGGGAGGCATATCAATGGTGGCTTGCTAGGGGGGCAGACCTCGTGGGGATTTGCCCGGAGGCCCGCCTGGTCTTTGGTTCCGGGTCAGCCTTTTTCCTTCGCATCCTAGACTATGCGAAGGCAGGGGGATTTGTCCCGTTTGGTTTCATATGCCCGACCTCCCCGGCCTGGGTAGATTTTATGGGGTGGCTGTCCCGTGAGCGTGGCGTGTCTGTTCCCCGGAGGTTTTTCAAATGAGTAATTATCCCCCACCACCAATAGTTGGACCTCTGTCGCCAACTCTTAGTTCTGTCACAGTGGACACTACTGGTCCCCGGTATCAACCTTTGGGACCGGTCCCAGTGCCCCAGCAGAAGGTACGTGCCGCCGTTCAATCTAGTAAATTGCTTTGCCCGGCTGGACTACCGGCCCCGCTTGGCCCCATAAAGGACGTGACCTACACTTGTATAAGGGGTCAAGGTGATGATAAGGGCCGCCTCATCCTATCGTGGACCTCTACCAATAAGGATAATTGGAGGCTTGTATTGGAACGGGTCAGGACCCTCCCGGCCCGCTCATTCAACCCGGCCACGAAACTTTGGGAGGTCCCGGACAAGCCTGCCTATGTATCGTGGCTGACCGCATCCGGGTGGACTATTCCCCAAGAACAAAAAGAAGTGGCCCCTGCCGCCTCTTTACCCTTGCCATCAGACCCGGCTGAGGAACAAGCAAAAAAGATTAAGGCCGTGAGGTTGGAAGAATGTCGCCCCCTCATTCCAGGCCTTTACCCATACCAGGTGGATTTTGTCCGCTTTATGTCCCTACGCAAGGGCCGGGCGGCTCTTGGGGATGATATGGGAACGGGAAAAACAGTGCAGGCCCTGGCGTGGCTTGCTTACTCCGGGGCATTCCCCGCCCTTATTGTAGTGAACGCCCCGACTAAATTGCAATGGGCTCGGGCTTTTAAGGATTGGTTGGGCAAGGTTCAATCCGTCAATCCTATGTTTAAGCGTATTGGCCTATTATCAGGCCGCAAGCCATTCCCGATGGAACCCGGAGTGAGCTACCTTATCAACTGGGACATTCTAGCGGACTGGGCAGGGCACCTTGCAGGCAATGGGCAGTTTATTCCAGATGGGCCACTGGCCAAGTTTGGGTTCCAACTACTTATTGGTGACGAGTGTCAAGCCATAGGCAACCCTACCTCAAAGAGGTCCAAGGCCTTCAGAGCCCTGAGCCGGGTCATTCCCGGATTGATTGGAATGAGTGGGACCCCGGCCCGGTCCAAGCCCGCTCAATTCTGGCCGCTCCTCAATATCCTATCACCCGATAAATTCCCCAATTATTACCACTACCTCAACCGCTATTGCGGCCCGAAGTCTAATGGGTTTGGGGTGACTTATAATGGGGCCACCCACATCCAGGAACTCCATAGACTCTTAGTGGATGTAATGGTTAGAAGAACCAAGACCCAAGTCATGAAGGACCTCCCCCCGAAAACAGTGGAGGTGATACCGCTGGAACCGGACCAAAAGGCCTTAGCAGAATATCAGGCTGCAGAGCGTGGGGCATTTAGCTCGGACAACTCCACCAAGGCAGAACTCAGGGAACGCATTGCGGGTCTACTGCGGTCAGCCTACTCCGTGAAGGAAAAACCAGCATTGGAGTGGATACGGAATTTTTTGGAGGACACCGACAACAAGTTGCTTATCTTTGCGTGGCATCGGGATGTCGTGGACCTCGTGACGGCTGAGATGAAGGAATATCACGCCGCCAAGCTATATGGTGGTATGTCCACGAGGGACCGGGACAAGGTCGTTCAGAAATTTATGGGGGATGAAAAGTGTCGTGTAATGGTCGCCAACATCCAGGCCGGGGGCGTGGGCATTGACGGGTTCCAAAAGGTATGCAGCCACTGCGTGTTCCTGGAGTTCTCCCATACACCTAATGACCACCGCCAGGCTGAGGACCGCCTTCACAGAGGTGGGCAGGGGGTCCCGGTCAATTCCTATTACCTCGTGGCCAAGGGCACTATTGATATGGACGCAATAGAAGTCCTGGACCAACGGGCCAAGATGTTAGATGGTGTGATGGATGGCAAGGCCCCGGTTGATATGGACCTCCTCACGGAAATTTTAGCCCGCCGGGGACGATCATGAGCCTCCATCCGAAGTGGCCGCAAGACACCGCTGATAATACCCTCCGGGACTTGCCCACGGAGGTCCTCGCCCGCATCTATCGATTAGAACGGGAAAACAAAACGCTGAAGGAAATAAACGCCCGCTTACAAGAGCGGATCACGCTAAATGGGGTATAATCAATCATGCTTACTAAAGAACCGATTGACCTGTCAATTGAACGCAGGGTGCTGTCTAACCTTATAATGTCCACTGAACTAATGGCCCGCTGTCGGACTGCGGGGGACCCAAAGTTGTTTGAGTCCGGACCTAGCCGGGCAGTGGCCTCCTGGGTTTGGGAGTATTTTGACCGCCGGGGTGAGGCTCCGGGAAAAGCCATCAGTGATATTTACCGACAAAGAGCCGGGGAACTCCAACAAGCAGAGGCAGAACTGGTCTATGACTTTTTGTCCACGATGAGTGACGAGTGGACCCCGACTAACAACGCCCTTGCCGTGGATATGGCTATGGGATACTTCAAGCAGCGAGCCGTGAAGATGCTCACTGAGGACCTAGAGAGGGCGGTGAAATCCAATGACACCTCGCATGCGGAGCGACTTATTGCGGAGTTTATTCAGCCCACTGTTAGGAACGCCCACGCCGTAAATATCGCCACGGACTCCAACGCCGTGTTCCGGGCTTTCAATGATGAGGATGAGGAATTGTTCCGATTCCCGAAGGTCCTGGGGCATGTAATTGGTCCCTTTATTCGGGAAGATTTTGTTGCCTTTGCGGCCCCTCCGAAACGAGGGAAATCATGGTGGCTCATGGCTACTGCTATCACGGCATATCTTCAGGGCAAACAGGTCCTTTTCTGCTCCCTGGAAATGTCGGAACCGCAAGTGATACGCCGTTTTTGGCAGTATCTTTCAGGCTGCTCCCGGTATGGGGAAAAGTCCCCCTGCCCGCAGTTTGTAGAGGCCGGACCCGACCAATGGGCCGTGGAGGACCGGGAATTTCAAACAACCCGGGTGGATAGTTCCCCAGCCGGCATTAAGGCAGTTCAGGACAGACTAGCTATGTATAACCGTGGAGGCCGCCTGGAAATAAGGACCTGGCCCACAAACTCACTGAGCGTTGCTGGTCTCAGGGCTGAATTGAAGTCTATGGAGGTATATGATAAATTTGTCCCGGATGTAATTGTGCTTGATGCTGCGGATAATATGGACCACGGCAGAAACAACGCTGATGAACGTCACCGCCTTAATGGGACATGGATGGCCTTGAGGGGCCTGGCCTCTGAACGCAAGGGGGCTATCATTACCGCCTCGCATACGGGACGGCAAACAGTGGGAGGGACTCGTGACGCAGGGGATGCGGACTTATCCGAGGACATCCGCAAATTGGGCCACGTGACCAAATTGATAGTTCTTAACCAAACTGAAGAGGAAAAGACACGGGGCCTTTATAGGGTGAGTTGTAAAACTCAGCGTGAGGGGGCCGCCATTATGGAGCAGGTTGTTTGCACCTCCTGCCTGGCTATTGGCCGCCCCTTCCTTGAGGCCCGGATGCTTCATGAGGTGGCAGTAAATATGAATGATGAAGAGTATGATGAGGAACCTCGCCGGGATAGAAGGGGGAACCGATGAAAATTTCAACGCATACCCCCTGGGAACTCCACGAGGGAATTTTGGTCAAGCGTGAGGACCTATCATGCCCGCCGCCGGGACCCTCTTTCAGTAAAGTTCGGGGCCTGACCTCCTGGCTGAAGAGCCTCCGGGGTCAACTTATTCCTCCGACCTGCGTGGGGGTCCTTGATACACGCCACTCCAAGGCTGGGTGGGGGGTATCCTATCTTGCCCCTGATTATGGGTTCCCGGTCCGTGTATATTACCCGGTATTCAAGGAGGATACGCCAGGGAACCTTCGTGAGTCCCAATCCCATGCTAAGGAACTGGGGGCCACCTTGGTTCCGCTCCGGGGCAACCTTATGTCAGCCGTGCTTTGGAATATCGCAAAAAAGGATTGCGAAAATAATGGAGGGGCGATGGCCCCCAACGGCCTAAAGTTTACCGCCAGCGTGGAAGCAACCGCCCAGGAATTGACAGAAACATGGCCGGAGGGCCTTATTGGTCCCGTCATTGTAGTAGTAAGTGCCTCAAGTGCTACATTGGCCTCCGGGGTGGCTCTTGGTCTGTCCCGGCTTAACCGCCCGCAGACCCGTCTAATTGTCCACTTGGGATATTCCAGGAGCCACGAGCAGGTTTTGCGGTATATGGCCACCAATGGAGTCCCCCAGGACTTTATAGCCTCCAACCTAGAATTGATTGACGAGGGCTATGCCTATGCAGACCGGGTGGACACCCCAGTGCCGTTCCCGTGCAATCCGTATTATGACCGCAAGGCCTGGAAATGGATTGTAGAGAACCGGGCTGCCCTCCCCGGTGAAATAGTGATGTGGAACATTGGGGAATAGGGGCCGGGCACCCCGGTATAAATTGAATATGGATGAATTCAAGTCACCAATATCTTTACGTGGGGACCACTACTGGTGCCCCTTATCTCTTCAGGTAGATGCCTATTGGCAGTGCGTGGGGTGTCCTATGTGCTACCTGCGGAGGATGAACCGCACCTGGGGAATGGCCCAGAAGGCAGCAAACCCCGAAACAATCAGAAAAGAACTTGAAAACGGCCTAAAGAACCAGGCCCCCAAGACTCCCCTGGGGAGGGCTATCAAGGCAAAAAAGACAATCCGCTTTGGCAACAAGGCAGACCCCTACCAGCCCATTGAGAAGGTCACCGGGGTGTCCCGTCAGATACTCTCTGTGTTTAATACCCTTGATTGGTCCTATGTGGTTCAGACAAAATTCCCTTCGTTGCTGGTATGTCGTGACATAGATATGCTCAAAGACTCTAGGGGCCTGGCCACTGTAATGATTGAAATGTCCCCTGGATTGGATTGGGATTGGGAGCACTTGGAAAGTAAACTCACGGACCCCCCGAAGGTCCGATTGGAGGCGGCTGCCGAACTCAAGCTGGCCGGCGTCCGGGTTGCGTTTAATGGTGAGCCCTTTGTCCCAGGCCTTCATACCACTTCCCAGTTCCGGGCTGCCCTCCAGGCAGTTAAGTCCGTGGGTGTCCACACCTACAATACATATTTCATGCATATCAATGACTACAACCTGAAGGCTATGAATGCCTCCGGGATAGACATTGAGGCAGTATGGAAGGGGACCCAAGACGGGACCTGGGGACCTATTCACCGGGAACTGATTGCGATTGCGAAGTCAGAAGGGGTGACCCTAGGGTGCCCCGACTTTTTGACCAGCCGGGAATACATCCAACCAACTAACACCTGCTGTGGCATGTCCGTGCCCAACCCCTCCACATTTACCGTCATGGAGTGGAAGAGGCTTTGGCTGGCCGGGGTCCGTGATATTGACGATATTATTGCCCGGACCTGGGATGGAGTGGGGGACCTAGATGAGGCCCGTGCTATCTTATCCGGGAAAAGGCCTGATGTGTTTAGTATAACTGATTTGGAAAAAGAACTCAACGGGGCAAACCGCCCAAAACTCAAACGAGGTAAATTGATATGACCTTTGATGAAATCAACTCTATGGACTACTGGGAGGCACGCAAGTATATAGCCACTGCTGTGCCTAGGCAGACCACGCTCAATAATTCTCCTGGCGACCTATATAAGCAGAAGCAGAAGGGCCGCAAGTCCAACTATCACCAATTTAACTTGGCAACCGGGGAAATGGACAAGTTGGAACGCATTTTGTCCACGGAGGGCCTTCAGTCCTTTATTGAGGTCAGCCTCCGGGCCCAGTCCTGCCCGATGCCACTCAACCTTGATACGTGGGATGGGTTGCGTTGTCCGATGGGCTGCCGCTATTGCTTTGCTGATTATTTCCGCAGCTCCCTCTACACCTCGTTTTTTGACAACGGGAAAAACCTGAAATTGCGGCACTGCGACCCCGCCGTGATAAACAAGGAATTGGATAAACTCCTGGTCCATAAGGGCGAAAAGGTGAGCGGGGAAAACGAGGTTTTGAATGCGGTCCGCTTGGGCATTCCTATTCGTTTTGGCATCCGCTTTGAGGATTTTCACAACGCTGAACGCAAGCACGGAATTAGTCTGGCCGTTTTGGAACACCTTCGTGATTGGGGCTACCCTACGATGATTAACACCAAAAGCTCAATTCCAGGCAGTGATGACCGCTATCTCAAGGCCTTGTCGGAAAATAAGGGCAAGGCGGCTATCCACTTCACGCTGATTAGTTCCGATGAAGAATTTTTGAAGAGGATGGAGCCCGCTGCCCCTGGATTCCACGCCCGCCTTGAGGCTGGCCGCCGCCTGACCCAGGCCGGGGTCATGGTTGTAGCCCGCATTGAACCCTGGATGATGTTTATCAATGACTCCAAAGGCATGGTGGATGAATATATTGGCTGGATTAAGGAGGCCGGAGTGACCCACCTCACATTTGACTCTTATTCCTACTCAGCGAACTCTCGTGGCCTCGCAACCAATTTTCAGAAGATAGGCCTGGATTGGGACAGAATGTTCTTGACCTCTTCAGACTCCCAGGGCCTGTCTAGCCTTATGTTGGGCAAGTTCATGCGATACTTTAGGAATAACGGCCTCAATTGCTCCACATTTGACCAGGGTAACGCCCCGGAAAATGATGACTGGGTCTGCTGCTCCGTGGGGGACTTTTTCACCGGGTTCAATTGGGGTTGCGGGGTCATGGCCATCCGCTTTATACAGAGCCGGGGAACTCGCCCGACTACCTGGAGGGACTTTGAAAATTGGGTGCTCTCTAAAGGCGGCTGGTTGTCCACAAACCTCAGAAAAGATGTCATGACCCTTTGGAACGCCGAAGGGGACAAGGCGTGGCCGATTGACTGGGGCCAGGGCGTGACGGCTATTGGTAATAATGAGGATGGCCTGGTGTGGAACTACCAAGGCAACGATGATTTCAGGGTCCGATTGTTCCGTGATGTATTCTGCGGCCTACCGGCCCCGAAGGTATAAACCAAAAGAACCGAAAAGGAAAACAACTATGAAAATTCAAATCACCAAAAGAACCGAACTGATGATGGCCCAGGCCGTGGCCCTCGCACAGAATGGCCGGATGAAGTCCCATATTCACGGGAACGGGGCCGAACTCTATGTGGCTAACATGGACAACACTATTGTCCTCAGTTTTACCCCTGATATGGTATTCCCCGCCGCCCTGGACTTTTTCGCCAATGATTACGAGTCCCCGAATATTGAATTGGAAGGCGGTCAGGTGTCCTTCATTACCACCCACGGGGCATACAAGCAGAAAAAGACTTGCGGTTGCCCCAAGACTACCTTCAACGAGGTCCGTGATATTTATGCCAAGTTTAAGGACTTTGACCAGTCCACTCCGATTGTCCTCAATAAGGACATTTTGAGCCTCCTCAGTGATGACCTCAGTCATGTGGAACTCCATAGCAAGAATGGGTCCCTGATGGTAATGCAGAAAAATATCTACACGGGTGGCCGCATTGAAATTATTGGGGCGGCAGAGTCCAACGGCCTCATCAAGTTGAATGCCCTCCCCGCCGGGTTCAAGCCCATGGGCCTCCGCACGGCTGACCTCAAGGCGTTGTTCTCTTTCACGAATACTCTCACGCTTTACCCGCAGCCGGGTAAGAACTGGGTGGCGTTTAAGGACTCTGAAGGGGTTATGGTGGGCGTGATTGCGGCCTGTGTTTACGATGAACTGGGCTATATTACTGATGCCGCCTCCGGGGTGACCCAAGAAACAGCGGAGGACCAGGATGATGTTATTCAAATTCCGGAAGGGGGCAACTAATGGGTGGAAAAAGTCGCAAGACCGGTAATGTATCCAAGGCCCTAATTGACCGCATCAAGGCGGGTGGGTCCCTCCAGGCTACTGCCAAAAAGTCCCCAACCTCCAAAAAGGCCCCGAAGGTGAACGCCTTTGGCCTGGGCCTTATTAAGCCGGGGGCAGGGAACTAGCCATGGCTGCAAGACCTGACATTGATACCTACCTCAAGGCAGCTGCCGCCCATTGCCATACATATCTTGGGGAGGCTCCGAACTTTCTGATGTCTCCCTATTGGCTCCGGGCATGTGGGTATATAGTGTCACGCCGTTGTAAAAAGGGCCGGGAGTCCCTAGAGGTCCGTGACCCGGATGAGGGGCAACTTGTCCTGCCGGGTATCTACCTGGATAACTACTCCCTGGACCAAGAAAAGTATGAGGCCGGGTTTGCCACTGAAAACAGTGTCCCTAGCCTCTGGGATAGGCAATATGTATATAGGCCCAGCCGCATCCTAGATGGGTGGCAGGGTGGCCAGTTCCGTGGCCGCCGCAAGGCCTTGTCGCTTGCCCTCCGAAACCTTGAGGCCCGGATTGAAAACTGCGAGGTGGTCCCCTGGGACAAGGCCCGTGATGAAAAGGCCACCCAGGACTACCTATCAGACTGGGCCGGGGAAAAGGGTGACGGGGTATTTGACCCGGACCGAATGGTGGAAGCAGTATTGGGGGAACTCCCCCAGGGCCTTGCCTCCCGCATTACCTTATTGGTAAAGGGCAAGCCCGTGGGCGTGAGTGTAATGGACCCCGGCCTAGATTGTTGGGTAAATTACCGCTACTGCCTGGTGTCGCCGGGCCTCCCCGGACTCTCTGAACTTTGCCGGATGCTTACATGGGATTATATAGCCCGGAACACAGCATTCAAACTTATCAACGATGGGGGCGGCCTAGACCGCCCCGGACTGGAACAATTCAAGGACAAGTTGTGCCCAGATCATAAACTCAATGTCCCAACCACAAAGGAATAATCTATGATTACTCTTGCAAAAACCACCCTTCAGGAAGCAATGAAAAAGTGCATGCCCGGCGTTGAAACCGGGTCCAGTCTTATTGTTGGGGCTGACGCATTCCTCTTCACTCCTGGCTACCTCCATACCTACAACGACACCATTGCCGTATCTACCCCGCTGACGGCTGAAGGCCTTGAAGGTGCGGTCAAGGCTGCAGACCTCTACAAGTTGGTCACCAAGATTAACGCCCCCATGATTAACATTGAAGTGAACGGCCCAGAAGTAAATATCAGCGGGGGTCGCACCAAGGCCCGCATGACGATGATTGACGCCACTAGGGTCCAGGAATACATCAACACCCTGGGCCTAGACGCTGCGGAATGGAAGAAACTGCCTGGTGGCTTTATGGAGGCCGTCAAACTCTGCAAACTCTCCTGCAACCCTTCTCCGCTCCGGGGTATCGCCGTGGCCGCCGCCCCGGATGGACAGAACGCCCAGGTGATGTCCACTGATCAGTCTCGTATTTCCGTGGGCTCCCTCCAGGGACCTATGGACCCGCTGTGGATTGATGACCCTGTGGTGAACGACCTTATGAAGTTGGGGGACCCGACTGACTATGCGATGGGTGGCCCCTGGCTCCACCTCAAGTATGCAGATGGAACTATTTTCAGTTGTAAGTTGAAGGATTGTGCCCAGTTCCCGGTCACCCTCTTTAACACCGCCGTCACGGCGGCTCAGGATGTTCCGGCTATTCTTGCCGGACGCCTCCCCAAAGACCTCCTTGAGGCCACGGGCCGTGTTGCTACTATGGCCAGTGGCATTGACGGCAGTTCTGCCTCTCTTGTTCGCTTGACCTTCAAGAAGGATGGGTTGGAACTCTATGCCAAGAAGGATACTGGCGATGCCTCTGAACTTGTCCCGTGGGACACCCCGCTTGAAACGGATCCGAACCGAGTGGCGTGGGTTGACACCTCGTTCCTCATGGAAGCAGGCCGCAAAGCTATGGACTTCAAGTTGGTTCATGCTGAAGGCTCTGAAACTGACACCATGGTGTTTACCTCCGAAGGGTTCACCCAGTTGGTGTCCACCGATGTGATTGAATAGTTGTTTCCATCAGGAGGTTCCCGGCCTGGGTTTTTATCAGCCATTGTCCCTGGGCCGGGGACTTTTATTTTTTTACAAGGATTTTTTCATATGGGATTTTTCAACCTGGGCCCGATGCCCGTTGATGAAAAACGCAAGGCCCCGACTAAACTGAGCGGGTGCGATGCTTGCGGCCTGGACCGCTCCGGGCAAACCGCCGCTTTTAAGGGCAACCTAAAATCCGGGGTGCTTATCCTGGGGGACTACCCTGCCGCACGTGAATCAAGTTCTGAGATTTTTACAGCTGCAGCCTATCACCATTTTTGGGACACAGAAGGGACCCGTGGGCTGCCCCGGGATTGGAAAAAGGCGGCTGCCTTTGGATACGCCGTTCAGTGCCCCTGCCCCGATAAGGATGCCACCACCGCACGGAGCCTCTGTTGTAAGGCCCGCCTGGATGCCCTCATCAAGGAAATGGCCCCTAGGGTCATTATTTGCCTTGGCCCGGTATCTACCCAGGCCTTAATCTGGGACCGCCTCGCTGGCCGTATAGCAAATATAAAGGCCACCGACTTTATTGGCAAGTGTATTCCTGACCGAACTTACAATTGCTGGATTTGCTCGACCTATGGAGTGGATTTTTTATCTTGGCAAAAGGATGACGGCTGTCCGGAAATGTATTTCAAGCAGCACCTCCGAAGAGCCATGAGCCTTGTGGAAGTTCCTCTCCCGAAAATTCCTGACCAGGTAAAGACTACCACGGACCCCCGTGAGGCCGCCCGACTAATTGACGAGGCCCTGAATGAGGCTGAACCCGCTCCCGGAGCCGCCGCCCCGGATGTTGCTATTGACTATGAGACAACGGCCCTCAAGCCCCACCGAGAAGGCCAAGGCATAGTGGCCGCCTCGCTGGCTTGGAGGTCTAAAGGTGAATATAAGGCCCTTGGATTTAAGTGGGACCCGGATTGCCCGGAACTGATAGATGCCTGGAAAAGGGTATTGTATGACGGCCCCGGACTTATTGCCCATAAGGCTGATTTTGAGGCTTGTTGGTCCCGGTTCCGCTCTGGCTTGGGCTCTACCCGCTCCCAGTGGCCAACCAATTGGTCCTGGGATACCTGCCTTGCTGCCCATGTAATAGATAATAATCAAAAGGTGGGACTAAAGTTCCACACCTATTGCGAGTTGGGGGTGCTAGGCTATGACGCTGCCGCCGATAGATGGTTGCGCAGTTATATGCCCGGTGAAAATCCTAACTCTTGCAATGCGTTTAATCTCCTCAAGTCCCGTGTGGGGGTCCCGTGGGGTGAAATAGCTTATTATTGCGGGTTGGATAGCCTTTACACCATTTACCTCCGGGACATCCAGGAGCCACAATTGTCCCCGGACCAACAAAATGCGTTTGCGTTCTTCATGGAAGGTATGGTGGCCCTGGCCAAAGTCCAATCAAACGGACTCCCGATTGATATGAATAAGGGTAACGAGCTCAAGGCCACGATGACCGAAAAATACGAGGCCGCCCGGAAAAAGGTGATGTGCTCTATGGAGGCGGCGGCGTATGAGAAGGTTAAGGGGTCCCGCCTCAATCCTGACTCTAATAAGCAGTTGGTCACCCTACTTTACGACATTTTGAAATATCCCGATAACAACGGCCGGGATGCTCGTGAAGCAACGTTGTCCAAGATAGGCGGTGAATTTTGTAGGGCTATTCTTGAGATGAGGTACTGGTCCAAGATGCGGGATACATTCCTTGACGGCTATATTCGGGAGGCGGTTTTTGACGAACCAACGGGCCAATGGCTCATACGGCCGTTCTTCAACCTCGCCGCCGGAGCCGGGGGTGACGGCGATGCCGGGCCCAGGACATACCGAAGTTCAGCCGACTCCCCAAACTTTCAGAATATTCCCAAACGAGACAAAGAAATGAAAAAACTGCTCCGCAGCCTTTTCGTGGCCCCTCCTGGTTTTAGGTTTGCGGAATATGACTACAAGAGCCTTGAGGTGATGGTCTCAGCCTCCTATCACCATGACCCGCAAATGATTCACTACCTGCAGAACCCGGAATCAGATATGCACCGGGATACGGCAGCGGACATGTATATGAAACGCCCTGAGAAGATAACCAAGGAGGAACGCAATTCAATCAAGTCCGGGTATGTCTTCAGCAGTTTTTACGGGGCTTCATACCGCTCCTGCGCAATAGGGATGTGGAACAACATGCCGAAAACTGCTAAAGACTGGCTGGCCGTATCGGGAATCAAGACCCTAGACCAATTCATGATCCATGTTAAAAAGGCAGACGATATTTTTTGGAATAAGCGTTTTGCCGTGTATAATAAGTGGAGGCGAAAAGAGTGGCAGCGGTATCAGGATTATGGATATGTCCAGTCATATACCGGATTCAGGTGCTTTGGCCCCATGGGGTATACCGAAGCAACCAACCGATGTATTCAGGGCAGTGCGTTCCACATCCTACTCCGGGCGTTGATTTGGAATGCCGCAGATTTCGAGGACATGGGCCTGGCCTCTGTAATAGTGGGCCAAATTCATGATGCCCTTGTTGTCCTAGAGGCTGAAAACGAGGCTGAAAAGGTCCGGGGGGTTATATACAAAAACGGGGTCCAACGGGTGTCCCAGGTATTCCCGTGGATTTGTGTACCCCTTGTAATTGAGGGGGAGGTGTCCGAAGTGGGAGGCACGTGGGCTGAAATGAAGGAAGTGGGAGCCATAGGGTAAGACCACCGGCCCCCAAGGTATAAACCATAGGTAAGCAGCCCGGCTGGGCGATTAGTCCCGCCCTGAGTCCTTTACAAATTCGGGCTGCTTACCTTACTGTCTCATGGCCTAACTGGATAAGGCGTCACCCTCCGAAGGTGAAGATTGCGGGTTCAAATCCCGCTGAGGCAATAGTTCCAACGGACCCCTAACAGAAAAATATCACATTTCATGAGGAATTATTTAATATGTCCCTTTACCAATCCCACCGCCCGGCCACGCTTGATGAAGTCATAGGCAACGAGGCCACTGTTGAAGGCCTCCGTGCCCACTTTGCCCAGGAGCCCACCCGTGTATCCCACGCCCATATTATCTACGGTGATAGCGGCTGCGGCAAGACTACCTTGGCCCGTGCCCTGGCTCGCTCTATTCTGGGTGCCACGGATATGACTATTCATGAAATCAATACTGCCAATAATAGAGGTATTGACACCATCCGTGAAATTATTGAGCAGTTGAAATACCCGCCTATTGGGGGCAAGTCCGTGGTCTATATCATTGACGAGGCTCACGGCCTATCTACTGACGCAAAGAGAGCGTTGCTCAAGCCGCTTGAAGATTGCCCCAAGCGGGTGTTCTTTTTCCTCTGCACTACTAACCTCAAGCAACTACTAAAGGGGGATGAGGGCAAGGCTATTAACACCCGATGCACCCAATGGGAAGTGGCCCCGCTTACTCCTCGCCAAGTTGTAAAGTTGGTCAAGGGTGTGGCGGCCTCTGAAAATTATGAGGTTGACGCAGACCTCCTTGACGCTATTGTAGCCGCCGCAGACGGATCCCCCCGTGCAGCCCTTGTGGCCCTGGAAAAAGTCATGCCGATAACTGACCGGGAGCAGCAATTGTCTGTCCTTAAGGGAGGCCTAGAGGAGGACCCGGACACCCGTGAACTCTGCCAAGCTATCCTCAAGCGTTCCCAGTGGGCTACCATAGCAGGTATTTTGGCCAAGTTGAAAAACTCCCAGGACCCCGAAACAATCCGAAGAGCCGTGACGGGCTATATGACCGCAGTGCTACTTAAAAAGTTTGACCCGGTTGCGGCCCTGGCGTTGGAGGCCTTCAGTGAAAATACCTATGACAACGGGTTCCCGGCTATTGTCCTGGCTGCCCTCCGCTCTCAGCCGCACGGGTAGGTGACAGATGGAAATTAAAGGCAAAGTTCACTGCTTTTTTGAGCAGTCCGGAACATTCAAAAATGAATTCATCAAGTTGGGCATCCCCGCCGAGGACTATGATATTCAGAACAACTTTGGTCAGACCGACCACACGGAGGACCTGTTCCAGGCCATTGACGATGCGTGGGAGGGCAAACCATCCCTATTTGACGGGATAACAAAAGATGACCTTATCCTGGCGTTTTTCCCCTGCATTTATTTTTGTGAGGCTAATGGTAGATTGTTTACATTTGAAGATTTTATCTACAAAAATAAAACTCACCGGGAGGCTGCGGCCAAGATATTACAACGGGGGGGGGCAACGAGAAATATTCTGGGAACGGGCACTAAAACTATTTGCTGAGTGCGAGTCCCGTGGGCTGCGATTGATAGTTGAGAACCCTTATACGGTCAATCACTATCTGGCCCACTGGTTTCCATATAAACCCTCAGTTATAGACAGAAACCGGACCATGCGGGGTGACTACTTCATAAAGCCAACTCAATATTTCTTCATCAATTGTGTTCCGGGAACAGGTATGACCTATCAACCCACCCCCCATGAACAAATTCGGTCAGTATGGTCTGCTAAAGGTGCCCCCGTGGCGGGGCTGTGCAGTGAGGAACGAAGCATGATTTCCCCCAATTATGCCCGCAACTTCATCTGTGACTTCATACTGGGAAAAAAGCAGAATATTCACCGGGGCCGTCTTTTGTAGAACAAATTCAAACTTTTGGGGCACTAGACTCCCGGCCCAGAAGGTATAAAGCAAAGGAACCGAAAAAAGGAATTTACAATGGAACCAACTATCAACTCTAACAATGACCTGGAACTAGACCGCAGCGACCTTATTGGGGAGGCTGCCCGCCAGGCCTCTCTCTATGGCTATTACGCCGACCAGGCAGTGAAGGCCCGCAGTGACCGGGACACCGCCGTGAATCGCCTTACCCATAGGTCTGCTGAACTCAACTTGCAGCTCCGCAAGACCGCCGCCGACAATGGGGTGAAGGTCACTGAAGGGACCATTCAAGCCCAGTTGGACTCTGACCCGGAATTGATAGAACTCAAGGCAGATGTGGTCCGAACCAATGCGAACTATATCACCCTGGACTCTATGCTCAGAGCCTTGGACCATAAAAAATCTATGATTGAAATTGTGGCCCGTCTGACTCTCTCTGAAAAGTATGCCGCCGCAAAGGCTAATGACCCGACCCTTCAGGGCGGGGCTTATGGGGATGCCTCTGCCGATGCGGTCCGGGATTATCTTAACAACTAAAACAAGGAAAATAAAAAATGGTATTCAATCGCAGTTCTATTGACTTGGGCTCCCGCTATCAACAGCAGGCAGCAAACTCCGACTCTTATGGGGAGGCCCGCCAATCTTTTATGAATTGGGCTGGGGTCAAACTCAAGTTTTTCTCCATGAAAAAGGACATGGACCGGGTGAACCTCAACATTTTGCCTTATCAGATTACATCCCAGAAGCACCCTGAAGTGGTCGCTGGCCGCCGCAAGGTTGGGCAGTGGGACTACCTCTTGGATGTTTGGGTCCACCGCAATATGGGTCCGAACAAGAAGGATATGCTGTGCCCCAAGTCTACCTATGGCAAGGCATGCCCGGCTTGTGAAGAGCGTCAGAAACTTTATGACGAGGGCCGGGATGAAGAGGCCAAGGCCTTTACACCATCCCGCCGGGCTATCTACAACATCCAGCTGATTGGTCGCAACGGCCCTGAAGATGCCCCAATGATTTTTGCTACCTCCCACCAGTGCTTCAATAAAGAACTTATTGAGGAGGCTACGGCATCCTCTAAAGGCCCCGTGCCTATCCCGTTTGCGTCTATTGGCCCGGATGGCAAGGTGGTGTCGTTCCGTGTGAGCGAAAAGGCCCTGGGCTCCAGCAAGTTCTGCGAGGCCAAGTCATTCCAGTTCCTTGACCGTGACGAGGAAATTTCTGATGAAGTCCTGGAGCAGTGCGTGAGCCTTGACGAACACCTCATTGTCCCGACCTCCAAGCAGATTTTGGATGCTATGTATGGAAACGATGAGGATGACAGCGTTGGCCAGGTCCCGGAGCAAGACACACAGGAAGATGCCCGCCGTGACTACTATGAAGAGGAACGCCAGGAACGCCGCCGCCAGGAACCTGAGCCGGAACGCCTCCAGGAACGCCGCCGCCCGGCCTATGAAGAAGATGAGGCCCCCCAGCGGGAACGCCCCCGCCCAGACAGTGCCCCCTACCCGCAGCAGCCCTCTATCAGGCCGGAGGAAAATGACCCGGCAATGTCGTTTGACGATGTGGAAGAATCGCCCCGCCAGGAACGCCGCCGGGCAGAACCTCCCCGTGAAG